TCGCCCATACATTATTTGTCCCGTTCAACAATTCTATTTCTTTCGGGGATACGCTGTATACAATAGGTGTCGCAAGTTTATATGTGAATGTAATAGGATTATTTGACAACCATGTATTGAGTGTTGCCAGGTTGGTCACACCGGTTATATGCGTTACCCCTTGAATATATACATAAGCGTTGTTTACCCCAACAGCAATACAAGGATGGTCGGCATTCTGTACCCCTGTAGCCTTTGGCAAAGCATTACACAGAACCATGTCATCATTAAGGCCACTTTGAGATGCCATACCACCGAGTTGAAGCCATACCCTGTTTTGTGCTGATATTCTATCCGTGAATGTTTGCGTTCCGTCAAAGGTCATCAACGCATATGTAACAGTAAGCGTACCTTCCACAACATCTAACGTACCGCCATATACTGTCTGACCAAGTGGGGTTGTGTAGGTGTCGCTGTTGTATGGTTCGTAGGGGGTTGCGGTTGAGCCAAGTTCTACTTGCACCGTTGCGAGCATTTCGTCAGCAGTTATGCCCGTGTCTGCTGTTGAAAGATAAACAAAAGCGACTATATACCTTGCTGTTGCTGTTGTCGTTAAAGTAATTGATGTTGCTGTGCTGTTCGATTTAACATTTGATACCGAACCATTCAGCGAAGGAAGCGTGTCGGTTTCCGCTACCACAAACCTTGCCCCTTGTCTTTTGCTTATTGTATATGCTGTGTTCGGCTCACAAGGAACATATACCGTGCGAGCATTTGCGTTTGAGGCGATAACACCCGTGTTCGTATTAATGAAGCCGTTGAGCGTGGAAACACCGTCAAACAAGTTCTTCCCAACAACACTAATCTCAACATCATCGTGTCCGCTTATTGGACAGATGTTTTCGCACGGTGTCCAAGCTGTTGCCGTTGAGCCACTTTCACATTGAGGCCATACGGTTCCTGTGCAGGTTTTGCCGCTTAATACTTCAAATGTCAGCTGAATAAATCCTGTGCCATCGTGAGTGAATGTAACAGAACCAGTTGACGCACTGGCGTAATAAGCCCCACCACTGTCTTCATACCAGTGGTACGGTCTTAAACGCAAATTAGCTACTGTGTTACCGTCAGCATCTTTGGCACTGAATGTATAAGTTCCAGCCGGAAGTCTCCACCCACTCGCTTTATTTTTCAGATAGACATAAGCATTTGATGTAGCCGTTCCGCTGATAGTATAAGAACCGTCATCGTTATATGTGAATGTTACACCTTTGTTTGTGTCTATAGCTGCGGGTGTTGGATCAAGTAAGTTTTTACCAGCTCCAGCTATCCATACAGACGAATAATCGTTAGGCTGTATCGGTATAATATCTGCAACTAATTCAAGTGCTGGATATTCTGAAGCGTCAGATACTGTAACTACACTTCCGGCTGTTCCGTCATACACCTTTACTCCGTCAGTTCCATCGTTCACTCGTACTAAAGTTATTTCTTCTGCTGCTCTGATTGTCATGCTTCAACCCTCGCCGTATATATTTCCTTCGCGTTCGCGCTTGAAACCGAATAAGTAAAACCAGTTCCGACCGCTACGCCTGAGTTGTACCATTTAATTGTTGCTGTATCTCCGAAAATCCTCTCCAGATCCACCTGGTTTGTTATGACCTGGTCACCGAATCGGACTGTAGCTGTAAGCGTTGTGGATATCGCCGTATTATGGAATTGAGTTCCGCCGCTGGACGAAATGTCAATCTTCGTCGCCGATATCGATTTTGCTCTCAGTTTGTCAGCCAATGCCTGAAGCTTGTCGGATATTCCGGATGTCTTGTATATGTAATCGCCCAGTTCGGCGGTAACAGTATCCTGGATAACAGATTTCTGCATTCTCAGGATCCTGCCTTCCATATATAGTTCATCCTTATCATTTACAACATTGATCCTATCGCCAAGTTTGGCAGCCTTTGGAAAGCTAATGAACTCGATGTTATATGTGATCTCTTCATCCTTGACTTTTTTCAGTTCTGCTACCGCATGTGAGAACAGTTCCTTTTTATTGTCCGTCTCATAGGTATATTCCCTTACAAGAAGACCATCGGCATCAAGCGAACTCCTCCATTTAGCCATAGCTGAAATGCAGCGTACTTGGTCGTCAACTATCTGATAATCGTCACCAGCAACAGCTGGTTCGTGCGTTGCCGTTCCGTCTGATGAATAATCACACCCTACGAATGTGATAGGCGTATCTTTCCCTTCCGGAGTGGATCCAGAACACTTGAATGCTGTTGCCAGATTCTCGATTGTTTTATTGGTTACTATTTTGGAGATATCGCCGTTGAGTCTCAGCTGATACTGGGCCGTTTCCAGTCCTTTATGCTTATAGAAGTTGACCTTGCGTTTCGTAATTGTTACATGGTTAGTCTCATAAGAGAAATCCATTTCTCCGCCAAATTTAGTGGCAATAGAACGGAGTCTTTCCGTTACAGTCGACTCACCGTCCCAGCTCTCAGTCAACGTGCTTTCGCTTAACTCGTTTATTCCGATAACCCAGCCTGCAGGGAGCCACTTGTTTACGTACCATTCAAGATTATGAGATTCCGTATTCTCAAATGCCGGTACTATTGTGTTGATCAAATCCAGCCCGGCATCCTCACAATAAACGTGAACAGTCTGAGTCTCTGTATCATGCTCAGTTTGAATGATAGTATAGAACTCGTCTTCATTGTCTTGGGATCTCAATAGAAAGTTTCCAACAGCGACATTATCAACGACCAGCTTTCTCGAACTGTCATCATATGCCAAAGTGCATTCAAACGTCTTTAGACCGGTATCGAGTTCTTCCGTCTTCATGTCATCTATAATCGCAATGCCATAAGGAAGATCTGTAGTCGCTGTTCCAAGTATTTCAATTTTCCTGTTCGCAAAATGCACGATCATAAGAATCTCTCCCTATATGTCATGACAAACACCGGCGGAGTAGTTGCAAAACTACTGTAATCTACCCCTATGGTGTTCAGCCCCGGCATCAATACAAAGTCCTCCCAGTCATTACCTAATGCACCCAGATAATCGGCTGGGACATCAGCAGAACCACTATCCAAAAATACGGATGCGTCTGCTGTTTTTACTGTCAGCACGTCGCCAGGTTGGAATTTGTTTTGGATATCTACGTTTTCGACAGTATATGCATATCTTTGGAGCGAGCAGTTGTATATATAACTGTTTGCCATTGCGCTCTTTGTGCCTTTTCGGCCAAAGAAAAATACGACCTCATTAACAACCATTGCTGCAGTTGCACTTGATAACGTTAGATCTTTATCTTGGCCAGCAATCTTGATATTTACATTTGTTCCATCTTTTGTGATTGTTGACTCTCCAACCTTGCTGCACGCAACTGTAACAGTTTCTTTCGCTGTTGTTCCGTCTGCGTAGAAATTAATTTTGGTGGTTTTCCCTGATTCTTTCTTTTCCAGATGTACACCGGCTATCAATGTTCTGGTGTTACCGTTCTTGTTATATAACAGAACAGATGCGCACCCGAGTTGTTTCTTATCTGAATAGCTGAACTTCTGCTTCCACTTGAACTGGAAATTTGTTGAGCTTGTAACATCAGTAAGTACTAATGATCTTGACGGACCGTGGAAAACTCCTGAATTAGTTCCGTAATCACTAGGATACATATACTTGTTAGTGCTATTCACAGACACGTCACCTGTCTGGACATAATCCGCACTAAGTGTGGCGGATCCGTTTTTAGTCCACCCTGATACAGAACTAAATTCTCTTCCGAGCACGTTTTCGGCTGGGTAATCAATGTCTGCCAGATCATTTTCGTCCGGATCACCGAACTGCAGGAAATATTCGTTATTTCCTCTTACCTGTGAGAATCCTACAAATCCGCACTCTGATGTGTTAGTGTTGTCTCCATTGGCATCTCTCGTCGCAGGGAATGATACAGTAAACTCCGGATATGCTTTGCTTGTGCCTGAATAGTTAATTGATATTTCTCCATTCACCGCTGTTTCCGATATTGTATTGACCGAATACTTGAATGGGTCAAAACAATTAATGATGAATGTACCAATTAATCCATTCTTGGTCTCAGTAACGTTCTTCTCCATCACCGGTGTTCCGGTATAGTAATAGTCTGCATCGCCGTTGAAGATAATGGTCTTCTCGGTTTTGTCCAGAATTGCCATTAACTCGGTCATGGACTCTCTCATTTCCGCCAACGAATTGCGTCCAACATAGAATGTGACGGTTATCTCCCTGGCCGGGTATTTGCTCTTCTTGAGTCGCTCGCCGTCTTTGGCCAGATCTAATGTTTCGAATGACCTCTGCAGCGTTTCTCTGCCGACAGCTTTTACCGTGTGATATCCTGTTACGAGATCCTCAATGTATGAGCCGTCTATCTTGACAGCATCTAAGGACAGATCGTTTCTTTCTATCGTCATGTTTTTATACTCCTACTAATCCAAGTGCCCTATTAGCCCTGGCATCGATACTGTTGATCTCTTTTCTCATATACGGAGCCGTTGAACGTGCGACGACCTTGCCGTCCACTACCATGACATTCGTTCGGTCTAGGTTAGTCAGAACGTTGATCAGGACGGTGGCCAGCATGTTGTAGTCTATTCCGCCGCTCGCTTCGAGTCGCTTCCAGAATGGATCCAGAGGGACTATCGCCTCAGGTCCTTTTTCTCCTGCACCTATCAGCGTCGCTCCATCTACGATACCACCGGCAGCGTTCCACTTGATTTTGAACCCTTTAGGATACTTGATCGTCTTGCCAAGGACTGACTTGGATCCTAATTCAAGTGTGATGCTCGGTTTCTTCAGTTTTATGATCTTGCCGATATTGAATGGGAACTTACCTTTGATCTTGGAAATGATGTTGCCAATTTTTTCTTTAGCTTTTGTGATCGGCTCAGTAATGGCGTTCTTGACGTTACGCCAGATTGTTTTGACTTTGCCAACCAAACCCGCAAACGACAACTTACCTGTTGCAAAACGAACCAATGCGCTGACGGATTTCATTATTCCATTGGCAACTGTCAGCACGACGCCCGTAACAGATTGCAAGACAGGTATGAACGGTTTTATTTTGGCAAAGATGTTGCCGAGAGTCTGTGTTATAGATCCAAGAATTGTGAAAACTATTCTCAATATCGGTGTGAGCATCGGCATTACACTTGCGATTACGCCGCCTACAACCTGCCCCACCTGAATCAGAATGTCTTTGATCGGGCCGAGTGTTCCTGAGCCTTTGCCAAGTTCAGTAAACACCTGACCGATACCATCCATAATCGGTCCCAGAATAGATCCTATGACCTGACCGAGTACTGATGCCCCAGCTTCAATTTTTCCCATGAAGCCCATGAGATTGTTCATGAGTGGGAGCAGTCTCCCAGCAAATGAATCTGCATCATCAGATGTTCCAAGCAAGTTCGCTCCCATTCTGGATATCGATGCACCTATGTTTGATATCGCTCCGTTAATCGTTGTAGATCCTATCTTCTTCGCTGCTCCACCCATGCCGGATTCGATCGCATTTTGAAAGTCCTGAATATCTATCTTCCCAGATGATACCGCACTACGTAGTTCTTCCATGGACATGCCGGTTTCTTTAGCAAGCAGCTGCCAAATAGGAATACCTCTGTCAGCGAGCTGGTTCATTTCTTCTGTTGACACTTTCCCATTTGCTGCAACTTTATTAAAGATAGAACCCATCTCGTTCATGTCTACACCGGCTACCGCTGCGGCATCGCCCATGAGCTGTAAGTATCTGGTCAACTCTTTGCCAGGCTTTATCCCGGCGGCCGTTGCAGATGCAGCTGCAGTCATGGCAGCATCCATTCCATAGGCTGTACCCTTAACTGCTGCGTTTGCATTCTCAGATATCGTCTTGACTTCTGCTACGCTGTGGCCAAGTGCTTGCAGTTTGGCTTTCGCATCATCTATGGCCGTCATTCTCTTCCAGCCTTTCGACATGACCTCGCCAACGGACGTAGCTATACCGATAGCCCCCATTGTTTTTAGTGCCGCTTTTCCGAAACCCATCATAAAGCCCTTACCGGACTTAGTGCTGGCTGCAGATGTTGCACCTGTCAGCTCGTTAGTTAGCTGTCCTTTTATGCCTCTGGTTGATGGTATGACTTGTATATACGCTTTGCCAAGTTCCATATTTATCCCTCATTTATCCTCTGCCATTCTTTTAAGAAGTCCTCTCCGGAATCAAACGGCACAACCATGTTTCGGTCCTCATGCTCGATTGGATATAGCGCATTGTACATGGAAGGTAATCCTTTTTCGCCGAACAAGCCGGCTCGGATAGCCGCAAGATGGTCCGCAATAACGGCGAGAATAGTATTAGTTGTTGAGGCCTTCACCTCTGTTGTGTTCATTGCTATTCTTGATGTGTCCCTTAAACCGGCGGCTAAGGTCGCAACCAACTTGAGCGGAAGCGACCTGTAGTCATAAATGTGATACGTTTCGGCAAGGTCACAGATCAGTGCGTCCTCGTCTTTTTGTATCATGCCGGCAAGGGCAATCAGTTTTTTGCTGAACAGGCCTCGAAGATCTCTTCCAGGGCAGCCATCATGTCAGTGATGGATACCTTGCCTTTATCAGCCTTGATGTGTGCTTTTAGAGCATCTAATTGCTCAATTCCTAACACCTCTCTGGCCACATCCACTACCAGATTGGTGTCGCCCTTATCGATAGCATTGAGTTTTTCAAGCATCTCCCAATCGTCAAAAACGTCAGGATTTATTGTGAACTCAAAGCCAGTCGTAGTTTTGCCCTTTTCCATTGAGTTTCCTCCTATCCTACTTTACTAAGCAGGTTCCTTGATGTACTCATAATGAGTGTTGCCGCTGCTGTCTGGGAACGCCGTGATCGTGATCTCGTAACCAGATGCCTCACTATCCTTATAAGCAACTTCACCAACCTCGGTGATCTTGCCCTTCGGGATAACGATTCTCTTAGCTACGTTGCCTCTCATGATCATATCTGCAACCCAAACTCTTTCCGGCAGCTCATCGCTCTTAACATTAACTGTTACGCCAGTTGACAGTGATCCTGTAACGTTCGAAGAGCCGAAGACTTCTTTCAGAACGTCAGTGTTGAGCGTCTCGATCAAAGTACACTTAAACGTATCACCGAATCCTGTCTGTGGCTGTAATACTGTATCTCCGCCCCATGCTTTGATTTCTTCACTATCGCGAGTGATCTCGTTAGTCAGACCATCTTCGCTGATGTATCCAAGCCCTGTGAACGAAGTAAGAACAGATGAGGTTGACGTTGGCGGTGTAACTGTTGAAGCAGCACTGTAAAGCGAACCGCCTGTAGCCGGTTTAGCAGCCGTTACGTTGCTTGTAGTCTGTGACATGTTCTATCTCCTTATTAGTAATGTGTGATATCGTATACTGCCTGGTACCTGTATCGTTTCGTACTGGTATCAGTGAAGTTGTAATCGGTCTGGTAGTCGGAGCGTGAAACTTCCTCTTCTTCGACCAGGCTATCCATCGCAGCCTTAGTCAGTTCATTGAGGATTGCCGCTTCATACAGGCTCTCTGCGTATGATTGCACCGCAAAGGTCGCCTCATTGATGTGGTTCTCTCTGTCTCCGCCTGTCTTCTCAACTACAACAAATCTGGTCGGAAGGTTGTCACGTGGCACCTCCATGAACACGTTGTCTGTATCCAGTGCAGTTTTTAGATGTGCTAATACGATGGTTTCTATCATCGTCTTACCTCCTCGACTTAAGTAGTGTGTTGTTTTTCAAGTTGTCTCGTTCAGCCTCTTCGGTCTCCGGAACGACAATTACACGAGTGGGCATCTGAACTGCCTTATATCCATCACCGGCATTACTCGCCAGTTGGTTTGCCCCTTGCATAAGTGCGCTTTGCATCTCCTTAGAGTGCAATAACTGCCTTATGCCTCCATAATTCAGTTCAAACTTTTCGAGATACTGTTTAGTCATATCGTTCCACCTGTATCTTCATGTTCCATTCAAGAGGAATCATGTCGTCAATACCTTTGAGCGGTTCCCCAAAAGTCCTGAACGTTTCTCCGAAAAACTCAACCTTCTTATCTTTCCAGTCATGGCTGTCACCTTTAGGGATGCCCAAGGTATATACAGCCTTCTTGCCGGTCAAATTAACTGTATCGAGCGTCTCTGATGTTGATGCAGGAGCAACGAGCACGTTATCGACCGAAATGGCCTCTTCCGTGTATGTTGGTCTTCCGAACGCATCTGGTTCGCCCTCAGTTTCCTTGTAGAGTGTGACCGTTATCCCTTTTATTCCTGGCATAAGTCGATCACTCTCCTTTGTTGCCTCTTAAGACCCAGCCTTGCCAGTTCTGACTTCTTTATAAAAAGGCCTCCGCCCGGAACCAAGAAAGTTCCGGAAACGGAGTAGCCTAATGCAGACTGTGAGAACTGTGTGGCTGGTTCCTGATCAGTAGACGTCATCAACGTCCTAGCAACGACGTCAACTGTTACCGATTTCACAACATTCGCTAATGCAGGATTATCCGCGATCATCTCGTCGAGATTCTTCCCGACTTTTTCTGCTTCGATACGAAGAGAATCACAGACCAGCGGAATGAGCGCTGCTGCTCTTGTTGTTTCGTCGGCTGTCAATGCCCTCCAGAGCGTTGCGACATCCTGTACTGTTGCATAATCAGCCATGAGGAGTCACCCCCCTTTATGACTTAAGCGTTATGATATACAACAGACGTCGCCTGTGTAATCTTGTAGCCAAACGCCTTTCTGCCCTGTACTGCAGAACAACCGATATGAGCACCATCGGCCAGATCATATACGCCCACTGGAACATTCCAAGCGTCTACGAAGTGGCAGAAGTCGCCATTGCCGACTACATAGTCAACTGCCTTCTGTGAGGATCCTGAACCTGTTGTCAGTCCATTCAGGTTGATTGCCTCATATACAGGCATGCCAGCTAATCTGCCAACATATCCAGCTTCGAGTTCTCCAACATTAGCTACAGCTGCTACAAATTCAGAGCTCTGAATCAGCTTGCCGTAAGTGTCTGAAGTAACTGCGATCCAAATCTTAGTCGGATCTACTTTGGCCTTTTTAACTGTAGTAACGTCAGTAACGATTTTCTCGTATACGTTTGCCTTAGTAAGTGCAGTAGTGTCGCTTGAAGCGGTACCGTGTGCGATGAGGTCAGCTGCCAGTGCAGCGTCTACTACGTTTGCCAGTGCATAACCAGCAGAGTCAAGTCTTTCTGCGATCATGCCGTCAGGTACTGCTGCAGCCATGAATCCATCGATCAGTTCATTGACTGCATAATCGTTGTCCAGTACCAGTGTCTGATAAGTTGTTGCCGGGTTGCTGATTGCAAGACCTGTAGCAGTGACATATGCGCCTGCAGTAGCTTCAGCTCTTACCGGAATCTTGACTGCGCCAGATACTCCTGCGCCATCGTGTCTCTGGTTGAAAATATTGGCAAATACAGAGTTCGCTCTCAGTTTTGCATCAACCAGCTTTGAATAAGTTTCCATTTTGTTGGTATCCTGTGCCATTGTTTTTCTCCTTATACTTTGATATTTGGGTTATACTTTTTGAATGCCGCCGTAACGCCATCTTCTTCCGGAGGCGTTTCTGGATTACCCAGTGGCGGTGTCTTGGCGTTTCCAACAAGGTTCTTAAGTGATTCGGCACTTGCTTTGATTGCATCCTCATCATTCCCTTGCAGAAATCCAATAGCCTCATAAGAAAGTCCGTACTCTCTTGCGATTCTCGTTTTTACCGAGTCGATCTCGTATTTCGCTATTTGTCCGTCCTTTTCTGTCAGCTGTGATTGCAGATCTGTTTTTTCATCCGAAAGTGTTTTGATCTGATCGTTTAGACCAGTTAACTGTCCATTGAGCTCTTCTGTTCGCTTCGCAAAGTCATCCGGTGATATCCAGCCTTCAAACTCTTTGCGTCCGGCATCCTTGCCTTCAAGCCTCGCCTGCCCAACGAGCTTATTTACTTCTTCCTGAGTGAATGTTTTTTCTTCTGCCATGTTTTACCTCCCTACTCTTACCGTTGTAGTCACGTGATTTATGCATTAAAAAACGGGCCATATTGCCCGCCTCTTAATAACTTATTCTTTGTTTTTTCTTTTCCTTACTCTCTGAGCACTGCCATATTGCTAATATCGAGGATTCAAGCAGACCGATTTCCATTTGTTCAAACATAGCCCTATATCCAAACCCGCCTCCAGATCCGATCGAACGCTTCTGACAGTTAGTTGCCACCTGCGTCAGTGACGGTTGATCCATATGGCAGATTTCCTGGGCGTACAGCAGCTGCTCAAACTTCGCATTTGCGATAATGACCTCTTTAACGGTCGGAAGTATGCAATTCTTGATTTTTTGAGCCTCTAATTCTTGTTTTAAGAGGTTTTGCGCGCCTTGGCCATCTATTACTATTGCCTCAGGACGCACTTGATCAAGGAATTGCACCATCCAGGCATCGCCATTTCGTATGCTTTGACAGTCAACGGCTTCAAAGAATATTCTCCCATCGGATGTCTTACTCGCAATAGATAACGATGCCGACAAAGCACTAAACTTGATCCCAACATAAAGCCTCCCGGTTAGTTGCGGAGCAGATTCGCACTTTAGGCCTGACCATTCCGTTACGGATATCACTGACTTCAGATTGTGTTTTGACCAGTATCCAAGTCGCTGGATGTTGAAATCCAGTTCGTCTGATTTGTCCTCGGCCCGGATTTTCCTCTCGTTAAGGTGATACCCCATAGCCGGATTGCATTCGTACCACAGGTCGACATCGTTACAATCTGCCATATGCTCTACTGACCATTCTGCCCATCCGGTGTCTTCTGTTTCGCCGGCAAGACAACTGTCCCGGAGCTTCTTGAAAACTGTACCGCTCGAAACCATTGTCGGCGGTGTTCCGCACAGAATGACCTGCGGATTCATACTGTCCGTTACGACATACTGCAACGAACTCTGCTGATCATCGGTGTATTCCTGGGCTTCGTCTATGATCAGAGTATCAAAGCCTTCACCCAAACCGCCTTTAGCTGTTCTTGTACGGAAGTCGACTGTCCCGCCTGTATCAAGCAGCGTTATCTTTTCCAACCCGAACTGCTTAGCATAGATATATGCTTTCTCGTATGTTTCGTCTCGCTTCGCCCTCTGAATCTCCGAGTAACCCATTTCTCTTAAGAGCGTTGCGAGCCTCAGTGCAGCCGATGAAGATGTTGTCGCCCTGTGCGCCGTATGCAACACCTTGCGTCCTCGTGCCAGGTCATCCAGCTCCACTATGGTTAGGATCTCACCTTTACCGTTTCGCCTTGGTACTTGATAACCAAACTTTGAATGCACAAAAAAACCATCGCTGTCGACGGCTCGTATGTCATATACGAGTGTCTCCTGCCATGGTTGTGGTTCTTTGCCTGTTTCTCGATATAACTCTATAGCTTCCTCGCCTAGAGTGTTTGTGTAAGGTATAACAACGGAGCTTGTAGGAGTCTGGCGTCCATATCTTGGCTCTGCCATATCCTCTTCCTCCGTTCTTTATTTGAAGTGCCTTTCGGCGTTTCCGTTAAGTCCGCCCTTCCATTCCTCGTTTAAGATTTTCCGGGCTTCCTCTTTGCCGTACATCTGTCGGCGTCTTCTAAGCACTGCGCTCCTTGAGTTACTGAAGATTTCTCCAGTGTTCCAGAGAACCTGATCAGTATCTTTTTCTCCCTTAGCCAGTGCCGTGATTCTGCCTTGTACGTCCTTGCTCGGATAATACAGCACCGTACAAGTGCAGCCTTGGTGTCTCGCAAAAACTCGGCTCGGATGTTCTCCGTATTCCCATACACCTTCGAGTTCATGGCACCAATCTGTATGTTTCGTGTCATGGCTCGAATAACGCCCGGACCATTTACGGGCGATGATAGGATTTAAGCCGCTCTGCTTTTGAAAGTCAGCATTTGACCTTACCCAATCATCGACAACAGCCTGGGCGAACGTCTTAACATCCTGTCCAAGTGCTACCTTCATCGCTTCCGGTGTCTCCGAAACCACAAAGGCCTCCTTGATCGCGTTGACCCTTCCTAAATCGATTGTAGGTTCGATTGCCTTAAGCCCGATCCGCGCCATGGAGTTCAATTCATCCTGTATGGTTTCGCACACTAACGATGATAGCCTGAAGTTCTGCTTCAGAGCCTTATCCACTATGGAATCGGCAATCTCCATCAAGTCTGCGCCTTCAGGAATCTGATCAACCATGTCCGCAAACACTGTCTCCAGCATTTCTCCGATAGCCAGCGAAAATTTGTGTGCGTCTTCATATGTGGCGGTTCCCTGTCTGATCTTCTTGTAGACCTCTTCAATGGTCTTGTCTTTCTCGAACATCTCGGAGAACTTGTCACGGACCCTTTTTTCTAAGTCATCCATAAACACCTCCCTGGCTTAACCGGGCCAGTACCGTAAATAGCATTTGTTTATTACTAAACGCCCATCAGATCCTTCAACTTTGTTTCATCGAAGTATTCCGGAAAGGCCTGCTGCAGTTTCAGTGCTGCATCGCCTATACCGGACATTGATGAGGCGTCTGGTTCAAATATCGGGTTCCATTTAGCAGTAGTCATGTATATCTGGCTCCTGCGGTATGGCTGGTTATCTCTTACACATGCTGCAAGATACCCTGCATTCAGGAAGCCACTGGCGAATGACTTCTGTGCTGCCCTGGCCTTGAGCCTTAAATTCTCATGTGCTGCCTTGATCGCATCTGAACTCGCTGGGTTTCCGGAAGCAAAGCCAAGATCCTCCAGCGTCAATCCTGTTTCTCCAGCGAATAACGCGGCAAACATTTTCAGCTGATCCAGATGCGGTGTCATCGCCTGCTGAGCGAACTGGCCAACTACCGGTTTTTCGCCGGAGTCGTCTTTTGTGATTTCGAGCACAGCGCTCATGGCCGCCGACCACTTATCGATCGGTTCCGCATCCTGGTCAGTTCCGAGCACATACTTCTGCGGCACACTGTAAAATTCCGCTGCAATTTCGGATCTCTTAACGGTACGCATCGCAGAGTCCACGATGCTCATGCATGCCCTACTGATATGCGAATGCCCAAACGGCCTTGTAGCGTCCGGTCTGTTAATGATCGGGACCAGAAGCGGATACGGTGCACTGTTTTCGATAACCTGCACTCCGTTTGACTCCTTGTAATAGTAGTGTGTCTGTCCCGGAACAAAATAAGCCTCTATTGACGGTTGGCCATGTTCATCGACATCAAGTATCGCATAGCCTTCGGTCAGCATTCCTGTAATTGGATCCATTATGCCGGTAGCTCTGCTCCCATCAATTACCTGAAGCCTTGGATAATGCTCCTCATCGTAACTGATATAAATAAAATCGCATGAGCTGATCAGCGCGCCAAGTATGGCAGATCTGAACAGAACGTCCGGGTTGTTCATCTGGTAGATCTCATTCATGTTGAAGTTATCATCCATGAACTCTCTGAAGTCCAATCTGTCGGCTAAAGAGTCAACAGCCTTCGCGCACCAGCCCAGGCAGTTCATCCAGTACCTCAGTTTCGGAGGTGTGCTTATATCAAAATCCTGCGCCAGATGCTTCATGTCGTAATAGGCATATCTGGTCATTACCCTATGCCTCTTTGCCTTTAATTTGTTTCTCAAATAGTCTATTCCGTATATCATTTTCTTCTCCTATGGTACGGTATGCTTTGCCGTTAGCGAGATATATTCCCA